TGTTGGGAAACTTGTAGTATCCCAAGTCATTGAAACTCCTGGTACTATACCATCCCATTTTCTAATTAAAACATCTGATGTAGCTAAATTTACTCTAGACCCTGTTGGTAAAACTGTGGCGTCCGCAGTTATTGTTACTGTTCCTGAAGATAAGTTTGTTCTGCTTCCTGTTACAGATACTGTTGCATTTGCTGCTACATCAGCATTACCGATTGTTAAATTTATTCTACTACCAGTTACAGATACTAACGCATCTGCAGATATTGTTACATCACCTGTATTTAAATTAACCTGTGAGCCATCAGGTTCAATAGTTGCTTTTCCAACTATTGTTGGGCTGCCACTATTTGCATTTATTCTACTTCCAGATACTGGATATTTAAAAGCAAAAGTTGGAGTTCCTGTATTTAAATTTACTCTGCTTCCTGTAATTGCAGTTACAGCCTTGGCTACAATAGTTGGATCACCTGTAGAAATATTAACTTGTGATCCATCAGGAGTAACTATTACACCAACACCCTCTATAATTGTAGTATTACCTATTGAGAAATTTACTCTGCTACCCGTTACTGCAAAATTAGCTTTACCAACTAATGTAACTGATCCAGTAGATTCATTTATTCTAGAACCAGTAACATTAACAAAAGCGTTAGGGTTAAAACCGGGATCTCCAAAAGGAGACGCTGCAAAGGG